ATGACTGATGCGCCTAATGGTTTGAAACACTTTGTAAGATCGCCAATTAAAACAGCGATTGAAGGTGATTTCGACACTGGAAACGTAAGATTTAAAGCTAGAGAAAGATACAGCTTCGGTTGGTCTGACCCTAGAGGAATCTTCGGCTCTCCAGGAGCGTAATAGACTTAGTTATAGGGGCGTACTTTACGCCCCTATACTTTACCCTTATAATGGAGATACTATGAGTTTTAAAAGCGATATTCAGGCTACAAGATCACAAGCAGGTAACACAGGTACTGCGGTTATTGCACAACCAATCAGATTAAGAGGAATTATTATTGCTTCAGACGGTGTTGGAGCAGGAGTTTTAGAATTAACTACAACTTCAAATACAGGTGACACACTTTTCATAGGTGATGTACCACAAGGTGATGTAATTAATTTTTCATTTCCAGAGGACGGAATCCTTTTTCCAAAAGGAATTTTTGTTAAAACAAAAACAAACGTCGCTGCTTACACATTGTTAACTGATAAATATTCAGGTCCTGGTTTAACAGCGTAGGTGTCTATGGATTACTATGCTGATTTAGGTATAGAGATCGAGGGTTACGCAAAAGGTGGAATGCCTGCGCGTAATAAAAAGAATTTTAGACCTACAAAATCTGGTGCAGGTATGACTCAAGCTGGAGTTAAAGCTTATCGTAGAATGAATCCAGGTTCTAAATTAAAGACAGCAGTAACAGGTAAAGTTAAAAAAGGATCTAAAGATGCCAAAAGAAGAAAATCTTTTTGCGCTAGATCAGCAGGACAAATGAAGATGTTTCCAAAAGCTGCAAAGGATCCAAATTCAAGATTAAGACAAGCTAGAAGAAGATGGAAGTGCTAGCACTTGTAATTTAAAAAATCATAACTATAATAATAATAGGTGCACAGAAATGTGGCCGATTAAACTTGCTTAATCAAAGGAGGATAATATGACAGCACTAGATTTAATCAATAAATTTAATAAAGACGTTTGGAATCAAACAGATAAAATGTTTGGTGATTCATTTGATTCAATTTTTGATAATTGGTCAAAAGTACAATCGTTTCCTTTCTATAATGTAGTTAAATACGGTAAAGGAGAATACGGTCTTGAACTAGGACTTGCAGGCTTTAATAAAAAGAATGTTAAAGTTCAATATAAAGATGGTATTTTATCTGTATCAGGACAAGTAAACGATTCTGAAAAAGATTATATCGAAAAAGGACTAGCATTTAGAAAGTTCTTTAAACAATTTCAATTACATAAAGATGTAGTGGTAAATGAAGCTGAAATGAAAGACGGAGTTTTGTCTGTAAAATTAGGTGTTCAAGAACCAGAAGAAATTGAAATAAAAGACATTCAAGTTAAGTAATGAAAATAAATAATAATCAGATCGCATTAATATCTTTAGGTATTATTATGACTATTTGGTTACTTGTATTAATTCATTAGTAATTACACCTTGGGCGAGTTGTGATATACTCGCCCATAGTAAAATGTTAGATAAATTTTTTTATAATTTTTTTAAATCTGTAGATAATTTATTTATAAAATTGGAGGAGACTATGAAAAAGATAATTGATGAAGCAAAACACTATTGGGTTGAGCACAAAAAAGTTGTGATAGCTGTTGGAGTTATTCTGATCATTGCTATAATTGCGTAATGAAAAAAGAATGTAAACAGTGTAATAAAAACTTTGAACCTAAAGATGAACTAGATCTTTTTTGTAGCCAAGACTGTAAAGAAGAAGCACTAGCAGAATTAGATTCAAATTCTGATGAGTGCTTATCATGTCAGTAAAGATTTCAGACAATACATCTATCGGTCTTCCGTTACGTAACTTAATTGGTTTAATCGGAGCCATTGTGGTCGGTGCCTGGTTTGCATTCGGCGTTATCGAAAGACTTAATCAACTTGAAACAAGAAATAAGCTTTTTGAAAAAGATTTACTAGAGGCAAGCGTGCAAAAACCAATTGACCAAGAACAGTTTATGTTATTGGAATGGCAGGCTAAACAATTAGAAAAAGTACAAAAAATTTTAGAAGAAAATTTACATACCAATGTAATGTTAGAACAACACGAAAAAGAAATAGAAAAACTTAAAAAAGATGTTGAAAAATTAAAAGACTCAACAAGAGATATTAAGTTTGGAAATGGTAACGGTAATGGTAAGCACTAATGATAGAAAGAATAATAGCACTTTGTATGTTTTTAGGAGCGGAATTAATTGAGCATTCACCAAAAAACTCAATGTATGATTGTTTAAAAACAAAAAGAATAATTGAAAGAAACACACCAGAAGGTGGTAATTCAAGAGTTATGTGTGGTGAAGTTGAAGCTGAGACATATGTAGATAAATTTGGTATAAAAAGAATAGAAAAAATAATACATTCTAAATAAAAATGACACCTCTTAATGCTGGATCTTTTCAAGAATATGATTATAATAATGAGTATATAGAATGTGAATGGAGACAAATCCACAGAGGTATAAATCATGAATTTATCTCGTAACTTTAGTTTAGCAGAATTAACAAAATCAGATACAGCTATTCGTAAAGGAATTAATAATAATCCATCAGCAGATCAAGTAGAAAAATTAAAAGTTCTTTGTGAAAATATATTACAACCAGTTAGAGATAGGTTTGGCAGAGTAACTGTGACTAGCGGATTTCGCAGTGGTGAACTATGTTTAGCAATAGGTAGTTCTATTAATAGTCAGCATACAAAAGCAGAAGCTGCAGATTTTGAATGTCCTGGTGTAGATAACGCAGAAGTTGCAGATTGGATAAAAGATAATTTAGAATATGATCAACTTATATTAGAGTTTTATAATCCAGGAGAACCGAATAGTGGTTGGATTCATTGTAGTTATATTCCTGAACAAAGGAGAGCAAGTTGCTTGCATGCATTTCGATCTGAGGGTAAAGTCAAATATAAACCAGTTATAGGAAAATTTAAGGATATAATATAATGGCAATATCAAGATCAAGTATGACACAGCAAATAGATGGTAAATTAAGAGGAGCTAGAAAGAAAAAAGCACCTGCTGGTTATCATTATATGCCAAATGGCAGATTAATGAAGGATTCTGCTCATGCAAAAAAAAACAAATCCAATAGCAAAAAAGCTTAGAAGTTTACTCTTTAGACATAAGGTGGTAAAATCTAAGAAGTTATATAACCGCAATGAGGAGAAGTTAAACACTCTCAAAGTGGCCACTAAAAATTATGATGAAGACAATTAAAAAAATAGTTTGCAAAATATTTGGTATCAAACAATGTAATTGTAAAAAAACTAAAGTATTTTTAGAGGAGGGTATCTAATGGCAAAAAAAGGACCTTGTTGGGAAGGTTATGAAATGATTGGTATGAAAACCAAAAACGGTCGTAAAGTTCCTAATTGTGTTAAGAAAGCAACTCAAGGAGCTTACTTAGGTAAAGCAGTAAGACAACCAACCGAAACTGATAGAGAGTTTTTAGTGCGTAAAGAAAATATTAACAATTTCTCTTGTGGTGGCATGGGTCATGCTATCCGTGGAGGCAAATTCGAAGGAGTAAGATAATGGGTAAAGATAGTAAAGCTTATATGAAAAATAAACAAGAACAGGCAGCCGACAAAATTAAAGATATAGCACAAGAAAAATTAATGGCTGTAAAACCAAAAGACGTAACTAAAAAATCATCAGGTGGTATGATGGGTGGTGGTAAAAAAGGTTACAAACTAGGTCAAGTTTAATTTAAGAAGTTAGGATGACATGGCTACATCAGGAACTACAAGTTTTAATATTACAATTGACGAAGCTATTGAAGAAGCTTACGAAAGATGTGGTATAAGAACTAATTCTGGACAAGACATTCGATCTGCTAGAAGAAGTTTAAATCTTTTATTTTCTGAATGGGGCAACAGAGGTATTAACCTTTGGAAAGTTAAATCTGAAACAACAACTTTAGTAAACGGAACAGCAACTTATAATACTCCAAGTGATTGTAATGATGTGCTTGAAGCTGTTGTAACTACTACAGGCGGTACTCAACAAACTTTAACTAAAATATCTAGATCTGAATACATTGCAATTCCAAACAAAACTGATACAGGAACTCCTTCTCAGTATTATGTAAATAGACAAATTACACCAACAATAAGTTTATATCTGGCTCCTGATACGAGCGCCGTGACAAATATATTCTATTATTATCTTGCAAGAATCCAAGATGCAGGAGCTTACACAAACACCACTGATATGCCTTTTAGATTTTATCCTTGTATGGTATCTGGATTAGCATTTTATTTATCACAGAAACACGCACCAGAAAGAATACAAGCGATGAAACTTTTATATGAAGATGAATTAAAAAGAGCATTAGATGAAGATGGACAAAGAACATCGGTGTACATCACACCTAATGTTTATTACCCACAAGGATCTTAATGGCTTACGCAAAAGGTAAATACTCACAGTCTATATCGGATCGATCAGGACAAGCTTTTCCATATAGAGAAATGGTAAAAGAATGGAATGGTTCTTGGGTACATATATCTGAATTTGAAGCTAAACATCCTCAATTAGATCCAAAGCCTCATATGGCGGATCCTGTAGCGTTATGGAATGCTAGACCTCAAAGATCTGCACCTGTTACGGTATACTTAGATCCTCAATATTGGGATGGTCAATTTACTTCTAACGGCATGCAACCTTCAACAAGTCCTTTAGAAGAAAACAATAAAAGACAAATGGGAACTAGAGTAGGGAGTGTAACAATTACAATAACATAATGGCTACTTATAAATTTTATTATTCAACAACTGAAATAGCATCGTTAGAAGAAAATTATGAATCTTCTGAAAATATAAAAAATGTTGAGACTGCTTTTAGAAATGACAAAGGTAATGTAGAATCTATAACAAGGATAGATATAGTAGCTGACCCTGATCAAATTAACACAGACGAAGCTTTAGGATATACGAGGACATAATGGCAATAACTTATTCAGATTTTTTAACACAAGTAAGAAACTATACAGAAGTAGATTCTAACGTATTATCAGATACTTTAATTTCTCAATTTATTAGAAATACAGAACTTGATGTGGCAGGTAAGGTTGATTATGATGATTTAAGAAAATACGCTACTTCTTCTTTTACAGCTAATAAAAGATATCTTGTGATGCCTGCAGATTTTTTAATTATACGATCTTTACAAGTATTTAGTACTACAAATCAAACAGGTACTAGAACTTTTATGGAAAAAAGAGATACGAGCTTTATTTCTGAATATAATGGTTCTGGAGCAACTGGTCAGCCAAAATATTATGCAAATTGGGATGATAACAACGTTGTAGTTGCACCTACTCCAGATCAAGCTTATGCAGTTCAATTAAATTACATAATTGACCCACCAGGATTTACTAATTCTAATACAACCTATTTATCACAATATCAAGAATCTATGCTTTTGCATGGTGTACTTACTGAGGCTTTTTCTTACCTAAAAGGACCAATGGATATGTACAATTTATATAAAGGTAAGTATAATGAAGAGATAGAAGCGTTTGCTCTTCAACAAATGGGTAGAAGAAGACGTTCGGAATTTGATGATGGTGTGCCACGAATACAAGTAGCATCTCCATCACCGTAACATTAAAGGAGATTAATTATGGCAATAGACCAAGCAGTCTGTAATTCATTTAAAAAAGAACTTTTAGATGGAGTACACGATTTTGACACAGGCGGAGACGCTTTTAAATTAGCATTGTACAAATCAACAGCTACAATCAATGCAGCAACTACTTCTTACACAACAGGTAACGAAGTGTCCCCTTCAGGACAATACCTAGCGGGAGGTTCTCAATTACAATCACAACAGACCTCAGTTGCATCAGGTGTAGCAATTGTAAACTTTGCAAATTTATCGTTTACAGGAGTAACATTAACAGCAAGAGGTGCTTTAATTTACAATAGTACTGATGGTAAAAAAGCAGTATGTGCATTAAATTTTGGTGGTGATAAAACAGCAACATCTGGTACATTCACTATTCAATTCCCTGCATTTACAACATCTGCAGCGATATTAAGAATTAGTTAAGGAGGTTAGATGGCTCTTGTCATTAACGATAGAGTTAAAGAGACAAGCACCACTACTGGAACGGGAACGTTCGACTTGGCTGGTGCTTCTCAAGACTTTGTTTCATTTGTATCAGGTGTAGGTAATGGTAATACTACGTATTACTGTATTACAAATACTGGAACAGATGAATTCGAAGTTGGCGTTGGTACAGTTACCGATGCTGCAACAGATACTTTATCAAGAGACACGGTCATAAGTAATAATTTAGGAACCACAGCTAAAATTAATTTTGGTATAGGGGAAAAAGATGTATTTTGTACTATCCCTGCTAAGAAAGCAATTTCACCTGTTATGGAAGCAACAGGATACGTGGTTACTCATGCATCAACATTAGATCAAGATCAAACTTTAGATTCAGGAGTTTTAGCAGGACCTGTAACCATTACAGGTACACAAACAGTAACAGGAACATTGGTAATTATTTAATGAGTAAAATAGAAGTTAATCAAATATCATCACAATGTGGATCAACATTAACGATTGGTCAATCAGGTG